GTATTATCACCATACCAAAGAGCATTTTTAGATTTCTCTGCTGAGACAATTTCCCCAGTTAAAGAATTAGAGCGATAAGTTTTACCAATTAGTAAATCTTCTATTGTGTATAAGTTAGCCATTGTTAGCCACTTCCTTTCGTTATACCGCAATTATAGCGGAAGCCACCGACAATTTCATATTACTTTCCAGTAATTCCACATTTTGAGACGCTCAAGTCGTGTGTTCTTAATCACATTTAGCCTGTGGACGACACGCCCGACACGCCACGACACGCCCGAAAGTTATCCACAGATTTCAGGGCTTTTTTAAAATGTGTCTTAAATCACATTTTGCCCCCACAGCTTTTGTGGGCGCTTCCGCTTTTTGTCAAGCCGACACGCCGTTATTTTACTGTGAGTTTATTCATAGTCCTCAAGGATTTTTTCTAACTGATCAATTTGCTCATCTGTTAATTGATTTAAATTATTAATTGCGTTTTTAAATTGATTAGCTAAATTATCTGCGCCGTTTTCCATTATTCATTTTCCATTTCTGCTAAATAATTTTCGTGTTCTGATAATCCTATTTGATAAGCGATAGGGTCGCAATTAAAAACTATTTCGGAGGCGGTATAAGTAGCATACCCGATTTTTACATCGGGATAACTATCATCTAACATCTGGTCGAAACTTTCTTTTATTTCGATTTCTTTCTCTAATTGTGATTTCATTTATCTCTCCTAAGTAATACGATAGAATAAATAAAAGCAATAGAGCCAACTAGTAGCCATGTTGGGATATCAATACCAACACCATTAGGCCATAGCCCGTTAATGTATAGCGAAAAGTATTCGCTGTCTAATAATAATTCTAAGTTCATTATTCGTATGCCTCCCAATCTAATGTTAATTCATTTTCGATTAGTTCATCAAGGCTTACGATATCGCTATCGCTAATCGCCTCAGCGTTAATCTTATCTAACGCCTCTAATTCATCTAGATAGACATAAGCGTCTGCTATATCCGCTTGGATAGTATCCCATTTAGTCATCATTAGTTATTTAACCTCTACCTCTCTAATGTTGTAAGTGAAACCCTTGCCGAGTTTATTTAGTTCAGCCATTACTGCTAATAAGTCATCAGCACTTTCAGCCTTGTTTCCTACTGATAGCAAACTGCCACCTTGCCATAGTGAGTATGTTATTGTTATTTTCATTTTCTGTCCTTCTTTCGTTAGGTTGTTCATTAAGGTAAGACTATCACGCCTTACCGACATTTAGCCCCATTTAGGGCTAGTGTCGTGTGTGAGTTGCCTCACATCTCCGATATGTTAGCCTCGTGATAGGCAACGGTTATGCCCTCACCAAACTCGCTTACTAGTTCATCATAGACCTCGTCTAGATAGTTAAGATAATCGTTCATTGTATTTCCTTTCGTTAGGTAGGGCGGTTATTTGCTAGGCTCACCCTGTCGGGATTATTTGCTAGGCTCACGCTCTAATTCTTTTTCTTTATTTATTTTTTCTTATACTATAAGTCTATATGCGGGCACTGACATTTTAGGGGTTATGGCTCGGCGTGTCGCAAAAATCATGAAGATATTTTCAATAATCGTGTGATACTCCTCACATATGGTCGCTCTATCTGGACAAATCGGACATTTTAAATGTGTGTATCATACATAATAAAATATTATTAACATTTTGGTAAATATGAATATATTGGTCAACTAGGATTATATAATGATATAATTTATTAATGGATAATAAAAAGCCCTTAGTCATAGTAACAAATATTAATACATTTGGCGGATTAAACTTGGAACATCCTTTAGATATTGAAAAAAAAATAAATCAAACGGTATTGGCTAAGTTTATGTATAATTCAGGCGGGGATAAAGATCCTTTTTACGTAAAAGCTTTAGTTGCCAGAGAAAATTTTTTTACGGTGGATTTTCCAGAAGCGGTTGGTCCAGTTCGTGACCTATGCGCTGGTGCTTCTATAATTTTTAAACGGGGTATTAAATTTAAGGTTTTAAATGGAAAATTTTGGGAATTTGCATTTTTGGTGGAGCCTAATAAAAAATTTGGAAAAGGTAGCAAGGCCTATAAGGTCCTATATAAAGTAGAAGAGCATTTTGAAATAGATGTTATGGCAGACAGTGAAGAAGAGGCCATAAAAACTGCTAATGAGCAAGACATGTGTTGTTGGAATCATCATGAGCCCAGTACAGGTAAAAAAGTAAGACCTATAACTTCATTTGTTGTTTGGGACAATTTTAAGGTGACTGAAATTAATGAATAAAATGACATTAAAAAATTGGATAACACTACTAGGGGTTATGGTAATTGTTTTGGGAATTTGTTTTTACGTGGCAGGATAAAATGTCACAGATTAATAACATAATTTATGCAAGGTCTTACAATTTAGTTACTACCAAGTCAGCCTTTAGCAAGCAGGAGATTGCTGATATTGATAAAGTTAAAGAAATTGTTGTGGGGTCTATAAAAACCAGACATCTAGAATTTAATTTTACTACTGATAAAGATACCTATTCCCAGGACATTCCAAACCATTTTGATGTTTTTGTTTGCACTAAAAGCTTTTATATATATTTCCCTACCCTTCGTAATCTTCAATCAGAGATAAAACTAGACATAGGAGACTATGTATTTTTCCCCTCCCAGCTTAAACACTCAATTGAGGTTGATAGCGACCACTATATATACTTTGAAGTTTACTATTGGCCAAAAACTAAAAATGAAGAGGCAGATGGTCAACCCTACCAAATTATTGCTACACTAACTGATAAATATGAAATACAGGTTTTTGCAAATTCAGAAAAAGAGGCATATGATAAAGCGTACAATACCCCATTATCTGATTGGAAGCATTTGACTCCTGGCAAAATATTAAAGCCTAGAAAAATAATTAGATGGGCTAGTTGGGGAGATTTTGAGATTAAATAAGTGTGGCTTCATCGTCTATCGGTTAGGACATTGCCCTTTCACGGCAAAAGGACGGGTTCGATTCCCGTTGGAGCTACCATTTGACAGAAAAATTTTTATAATGTTATACTAGGCAAGGTTTTGGGGGGTTACACTAAGGAACTCAGATATACCAGATGTAATCGCCCTCCCTGTCTTTCTAAGAAGATTTTTTAAACTTAGGGGGGAGGGGGGGTTTGCTAAAAAATCTAAATACCCAGATATACATTAAAAAAACATAATATATAATAAGACTATGAAGTCTGAAAAGACTAGCATAGCTAAACAAAAAGCTTATCTAGCCAGATATATTCAAGAATTAAAATCTAATACTCCATGTATGGATTGTAAGAAAAATTTTCCCTATTACGTAATGGATTTTGATCATGTGCGGGGGCGGAAACAAGCAAACGTATCAGAACTCATTGTGACCTTATCCAAAAAAAGAATAGATCTAGAAATAGCTAAATGTGAGATAGTATGTTCTAATTGTCATAGGGTCAGAACTCACCAGAGAAAAATTGATAAGTCTATATAATATCTTAGTCAACTAGAATAATAGTATATATTCCAGAAATTGATTTAAAGCCATTTTAAGGCCCTATGCATGTATGGGTATGGGTATATAGCTAAAACCTTCTTAGAAGCCCTATAGAGCAATTTAGAGGTGTATCTCTTACATTGGCTATATGGGTAAAATTATATGTTCTTCTCTACCGCCGCCGAGCACTTCAATTTTCGCACTATATTTTTTGCAATTGCACTTATTTGATTCGAAATAATTTTCTTAATCTATACTTGAATATTTTATATTTTAAATACATTTTATATTCAGGGTCTCCTGGCTGAAAATGTTTGCCAGCAAAATGATACCAATTGCTTTCAGCAGAAGGGTTGTTAGTAAATTTAGCAAAGTATCTTGGGCTCATGAATTAATTATACACCTATTTAAATAGAAAACCCAATCAGAGGCGGATCCGATTGGGTTTTGCTACTTATTGTAGCTAAGTAAGGAGCCTAAGCTCGACTTACAAAACAATTGTATAATTATTATTTTCTAAAGTCAATGTTTTATTATTTTTGCCCTCAATGGTTTTGCAACACGATAAGTCACCCTATCTATACCTCTGGGGAATTTTCCATAAGTTTTTATTTTAAATGAGTTAGACATTGACAAAAGAATTATTTTCATTTCAATCATTGCAAATTGGTCCCCAATGCATTTCCTATTACCTTCACTAAACGGGAAATATGCACCTAAAGGCAAGTTTTTTTCAAAATCCCCATCCCACCTAGAAGGTATAAACTTTTCAGGGTTTGGGTATATCTCTGGTATTCTATGAGTAACATATGGGTTTACAATTACAAACGAACCCTTTGGAATAAAGTTTCCATCTACCTCAACATCCTCTTTTGCCATTCTAGGCAAATTCCAAATAGGAGGGCAAAGTCTTAATGTTTCTTTTAAAATACTAGAACAAACGGGGGCGCTAATAATTTTTTGTAGCACCTCTTCTTCGGTTAGACCAGAGTTAAAAATACTCTTAGATTCTTCAATTAATTTATTATATTCTTCTGGATGCCTGTTTAGATAAGCCAAAGCCCATACCAGAGTGTTTGATGTAGATTCAAATCCAGCAAGGATTACAGTAAGCATTTCATCTAAAATTTGATGCTTAGACATTTTGTTACCATCTTCATCTGTGCTGTTTATATATATAGATAGCAGGTCGTCTCCATCTAAATTGCTTTTGATTTTATCTTCATACACTTTTTCTACAAATTCATACATAAATACAGTTGAGTTTACAAAGTTTTTAAAGTAAGGGATATTCATATTTTCAAACCTTGTTAAGGATGGATTCTGTGTTCGATCCATAGCATTTACCGACACAGTTAACTCGTCTTTTATTAATTCAGAGTTATGCTGAACATCAACTCCAAAGACGCACTTACTAACAATATCTAAAGCCAAAGAGTTTATCTCAGAACGAATTTCAATTTCTTTTTTGTTATTTTTTAATTCATCAATTTTACTTTTAGTTATGTTAAACATTATATTAGACATGCTTAATAATTTTTTATGATCAAAGCTAGACATTGTCATTCTTCTAAAAACAAAATGATCTGGATTCTCACTAACCAGCAATCCATTGCCAAGAAGTCTACGTGCCCTGCCCCACAAAGGACCTTTAATAAAAGATTTTTGCTTAGCAGCTAAAATTTCCCAAGCCCCCTGTGGAGAAAAAATATAAATTACTAAATATCTTCCCCTGTAGGTAGAATAAGATTTTCCATAACGCAACATATCCCTTACGTATATTTTTGCTGTATTTAAAAAAAATCCATAATATCTATTTAATGGGAAATATAGTTTTGGAATTTTATTTTCTAAATTTTTTGCCTTAACATCTCTTTTTGTAATAGGAGTATGTCTAGGGTCGACCCATCTAGCGCTTAATCTAAAAAATGGGTATAAACTTTTTTTTAACATTCCCAGACCCCTTTATTATTCATTAAAAAATCATACATTTCAAAATCATAATTATTTAATTCAACAATTTGATCAATTTGACCTTTTGTTAATGTGCTTTTAATTTTTTGTAATTTAAGATTAGAAGTATTTTTTTTAATATTTCTAATCTGTCCAAAATATTTATTTTTTTGTAAAATTACTGAAAGGTTATTTAAAAACAATTCTCTGTATTCTACAGTACCAATTATATCAAATTTATTTAAACTGTCTCTCCACAAACTTCCATCTTGACCATGAGCCATAAAATTAGAATTAGAAGACAAGGCGGCCATCAATTGAAATCTGTCTATTGATCTATTTAAATACTTGTTGCTCCAGTGGGACGCTTTGTCCGTATTCAATGTTGAGGTTATACACCTAGTTTGAAAATTAGTTATAAGATCTCTATTTATTGGATCTGACAAGAAGTTATCAAAATTTTTATTTGTTACATTATCCGTTTGTCTGTGCAACATAGAATCAAATACTTTACTTATAAACATAAAATAACTAATTGCTCTATCTATAGGGTTTCTTAATATTGTTATGCCATGTATATTTTTATTATTTTTTTCAAATAGATCAAAGGGATACATTGCAAGGTGCCCAGAAATTAATTTAGAATTTAGCATATCAAATTCATTTAAATATCCAATATTATTTACAAATGACTGTTCTTCCTTAAAAACATTTTTTAATTCTTCTTGCAGAGAAATTCCAGAATTTTTAGCTATATGCAAAAAATAAAAAGATTCTTTATTCGAGAAATTATCTTTATTTATTTTTTTAATTACAGATCTATTTTTTAGCATCATGCCATGCTCTAGGTCTTTAAACTGGAGATTGCCAATTATATTTTCGTCAACAAATCCAGTAGTATACGCTTCATTATCTTTAACGGATAAAATTTCAAAAATATGTTGAGGATCGTACTCTATGTTGTTTACAAAATTTGCCAAATGATTACTCTTCTGGGGTGTAAGAAGGTGTCGGACCTAATAAAAATCCTTGCTCATGATATTCAACCATTTTAGATGTCTTCTCAGAGCCAGCAACTTCATTTGCTATAAGAGTTAATAAGTCATATATCCTGTGTAACATAATATAATCAACCATAGGAAGATTATCTTCTAGATTTTGATTTACAGGAGCCTCAGACATTTTTTACCTCATTTACTAATAATACAATCTTATCATAGAAAGAACTTCCTATAAAGTTTTTATAGTCGCAAGAAATGCAATATAAAAATATGTTGTCATCTAAATCTAAATTGCAAAAAAGAGAGCCCTGGTCCATTGGACATTCCAAAACTGGAACAAGGCCCTCTTCTGATAAAGCTATATACTGAGATACATATTGTATCTGTCGCAAAATTGCTCCTTAAGCTTTAGGGAATTGAGGAATCAACTCCTTGGCCTTTCCTATTGAGTTAGGCCACGATGACCAATCTTTTCCGCCTTTGGTCATATAGTACGTTATCTCTGCGTTTGTTACTGGATCAAATAATTCCTTATTTGAAACTAAATCGAACTTTTCTTTTCTATCTATGCCAAGTTGCCCTAGCATATTTATTTGGAAAATTCCGTAAGATTTATCTCCAGTTGATTTGTTGTCGTTTAGAGCAAGCGGTCTCCCGTTAGACTCTACTCTAGCAACAGCCCAAGCTGTTTTTAAAGCTACTCCTTCAAAGCCTACAGCCCATAATAGATCTTTTAGATCATTAGGTGCAAGCATTTCAGAGTGCTCATAAGTGTCATTGCTGAACTTATTTATTATTTCTCTTTTTAGTTGTATTTCGGTTTTTTCTTCTTTTGCTTCTAAAGCCTGAGTAGCAGTTGGTCCAGGCTGGACGGAAAATAGAAATAATGTTATTATTGCTATTGCGGCCCAGTTATGTACAACATCACTAAGTCTTTGTTTTACTTTCTCCATTGGCATTTCCTCCTTTAGAGATAACGAACTATAATAATACCATTGTGCTTTAAAGAGTGTCAAGCCAGTTGACCAGAAAGAATGTATGAATATATCGTTTTCCACAGTAATTGCTAACCTAAAAAGCAAAAATGGATATGGCTACGCAGGAGAAAATATAGTTAAATCACTAAATAACCTGGGACACTTTGTTCCATTTCAAGACCCAAAGTCTAAAGTACAGTTTAATTTTTCACAACCATCGCATTTTAAATTACATAAAAATCAATATCAAATTAGTTATACTCCGTGGGAGTCTACAGTAATACCAGAAGACTGGAAAGAATACATGGATGCTTGCGATGAAATTTGGACTACCTCAGATTGGTGTGCAAATGTTTTTGAAGATAACGGATACAAGGTGGATAAAGTTTATCCACATGGAATTGATCCAATATGGAAACCTTATAAAAGGCAAGATGACGGAATAATAAAATTTTTACATGTTGGAGAACCAGCACCAAGAAAGGCTGGTCAAATGGTTGTGGAATCCTTTATAAGTTTATTTGGAAACAACCCCGAATACTCTTTAACAATTAAAGCAGACCAAATTAATACAACAAGAGTTTATAATAACTTTATAGACAAAAACATAATTGGCGCACCAGAAAAACTTTACTCAAATATTAATTTAATAACAGAAGTTTTAACAAATGAAGAGCTAGTACAACTGTATAACTCACATGATGTTTTAATTTATCCAAGCTATGGAGAGGGTTTTGGCTTTATTCCATTTCAAGCTTTAGCAACTGGCATGCCAACTATTTGTACTAACGGATGGGCTCACTACGAAAAATATCTTGGTCCACTAAAATTAAAATCAAAAATTATAGATTCACCATGGCCATTTCCACACAAAGGAAAAGTTTTTGAGCCAAACCGTCAACATCTACTTGAACTTATGAGAGATGTGTCTATTAATTTTAAAGCATATTCAAATTATTATTTTGCTCAATCAACTAAAATACATAAAGATTATAATTGGGATCAGTTGACTGAAAACGCTTTTAAAGATATTTTTAAAAAATTTTCCTAGGGCTAGACCCCTTAATAAAAGTTTGATACACTTAGACTTCACCAAAAATTTTAATTAATCCGCAGGCGGAAGAAGAGGTCTATATGTCAACATCTATTGAAAACCCGTACGAAAACTTTATTGCATTGTCTCGATATGCACGTTGGATGCCAGAAGAAAATCGTAGAGAAACTTGGAGCGAAACAGTAGATCGTTATTTTTCTTTTATGCTAGATCATTTATTTAAAGAGCATTCATATGAGCCTTCATCAAAAATAATAACAGAATTAAAACAAGCGGTGCTAGATAGAAACGTTATGCCATCAATGAGATCCGTAATGACCGCTGGCCCAGCGCTAGAGAGAGATCATGTTGCGGGATACAATTGCTCATTTGTACCAGTAGATAATCCCCGTTCATTTGACGAAACAATGTACATTTTAATGTGTGGAACTGGAGTTGGGTTTTCTGTCGAATATAAATACGTAAATAAACTTCCAATAATTCCAGAATCTTTTGAAAAATCTACAACGGTAATTGTTGTTGAAGATTCTAAGTCTGGTTGGGCGAAAGCATTTCGTGAATTACTTGCACTTCTTTGGACTGGACAGATTCCATCAATTGATGTAAGCAAACTTCGTCCCGCAGGCGCAAGGCTTAAAACTATGGGTGGAAGATCTTCTGGACCACAGCCTTTAGTTAATCTTTTTGATTTTACAATTGCTAAATTTAAAAATGCAGCAGGTAGACAATTCAAGCCAATTGAAGCACACGACATTATGTGCAAAATAGGTGAAATTGTAGTGGTTGGCGGAGTACGCAGATCTGCATTGATTTCTCTTTCTAATATTAATGATATTGAAATGGCACAAGCAAAAACTGGAAATTGGTGGGAGCACAATTCACAACGTGCACTCTCTAACAACTCAGTGGCGTATTCTAGAAAACCACAAATGGAACAATTTATAGCAGAATGGAAATCTTTATATGACTCAAAGTCTGGAGAACGAGGTATATACAATGTGGCCGCAGCTCAAGCCCAAGCAGCCAAATATGGAAAAAGAGATCCAGATATACACTATGGAACTAACCCTTGCTCAGAGATTATTTTACGTCCTTATCAGTTTTGTAATCTTTCAGAAGTCGTATTACGTGAAAATGATACAAAGAAAGATATTGAACGCAAAGTTGAGCTGGCAACTATTCTTGGAACATGGCAGTCAACTCTTACAGACTTCAAATACCTTCGTAAAATTTGGAAGGACAACACAGAAGAAGAGCGACTATTAGGAGTATCTCTTACTGGACAATTTGGGCATAAGTTTATGTCTGGAAAAGAAAATTTGGAATCTTTGGAAGAATTTTTAAATTTACTTAGAGAATCAGCAAGAGCAAAAAATAAAGATGAGGCTGGGAAAATTGGGATTCCAGAGTCTGCCGCTATTACATGCGTAAAGCCATCAGGAACAGTATCTCAATTGGTCGGGGTATCTTCAGGAATGCATGCTTGGCATTCTCCATATTACATTCGTACAGTTCGTGGGGCAAAAGGAGATCCTATCTCTACATTTTTGAAGGAAGTCGGAATTCCAGTAGAAGATGATGTTATGAAGCCAAACGATACATACGTATTCTCATTCCCAATTAAAGCACCAGAGGGTGCAATTGTTAGAAATGATCTTACCGCTATTGAGCACCTAAATATTTGGTTAGTTTACCAACGTGCCTGGTGTGAGCACAAGCCATCAATTACCGTTTCAGTTAAAGAAGACGAATGGATGGAAGTAGGGGCTTGGGTATACAAGAATTTTGACGATGTTTCTGGAATCTCATTTTTACCGATGTCAGAGCACACATACAAGCAGGCTCCATATCAAGAGATATCTAAAGAAGAATATTTAGATCTTTTGGGCAAAATGCCTAAAGAAATTAGATGGGCTGATCTTTCTTTTTACGAGACGGAAGATGGAACATCTGGAAATCAAACCCTTGCATGCACATCTGACGGAAACTGTGAGATTGTAGATATATCCGTATAATGGTAGAATATATAGTGGCGAAAGCCAAAAGGAGATAATATGAATAGCTATACAGAACAAATACTAGCAGCTCTAGGAACTTACGGAAGAGCATTTTTAGCAGCAGCTACAGCTTTATACATGACTGGAAATACAAATCCAAAGGATTTAATTGCAGCAGGAGTTGCAGCAGTTGCCCCAGTTATTCTCAAGGCGTTAAGCCCAAGCAATACAGAGTTTGGCTTTAAAAAGTAAAATAAAATAGTAGTCGATTAGGATAGCTCCTGTGCTAAAATAAGCATAGGAGTTTTCCTATTTTAGGAGATTTTGAAAATGGCAGTACAAAAGAATTTTGAAGTAGATCAAAATGCTACTTTTACCTTTGAGGTTCAATACACCTTAGAGGACGAAGTCACACCAATAAGTTTAGTAAATGCAACTGCAAAGATGCAAGTACGTGATACTAAGGGTGGATCTAAGCTAGCATTTACACTAACATCACCCTCTGGTGGTATAACAATTAATGGTGCAACTGGAACACTAACCGTTAAAATGACACCCACCCAGACAAATAAACTCTTTTATCCAAAATCTTCTTATGACGTTATGGTTGTCGATTCTAACGGGAATAAAATAAAACTCCTCGAAGGGTTTTTAACTCTCAGCAGATCGGTAACTATATAATGTCAGCAGAAAAAGTAATAGTAAAAGAAGTAAAAAATAAAGTAATTATAAAATCACCAGGACCACAAGGCCCTGCTGGAAGAACTATATTAAATGGAATCTCTGCACCATCAAATAACCTTGGGGTTATTGGAGATTTTTATTACAACACAATTACAACAGATTTCTACGGACCAAAGCTTACAGATTTAAGTTGGTCTGGAGCAACTGTTATTAAATTTATTCAAGAAGGTTCAGAGTATTCATACTCATCTTCATGGGAAATTGCTCAAGTTGTTGGACCAACTAATGGGGTATATTCAGTAACAATATCACACAACCTTGGGTTTTTCCCAAACGTAACAACAAAAGATAGCTCTGGAGAAACAGTTGAAACTGGACTAGACTATTTAGACACAAATAGAATAAGGCTGACAATGGCTCAACCATTTTCAGGGACAGCATACCTGTCATAAAGGAGAAACAAAATGGCAAGAAAATTTTTAGTTAGTTTAGACCTTAACAAAAATGAATTACAAAATGCTCGAATTCAAAACCTTAGCACTGCGCCCTCAAGCCCAGTAGAAGGTCAAATATATTTTAACACAGTAGATAAAATTGTATACTTCTTTGACGGAACAACCTGGATCCCAACATCTGGCTCCCTAGAAGTAATTCAAGATGCTATTGGCGCATATGTTTCTGGTGGCACTGGCTTAACAGCAACATATACAGACTCAACAGGAACAACAGTAATTGATCTAGATAATACAGCAGTAACACCTGGATCATACGGATCTACAACAGCAATTCCCACATTTACAGTAGATGCACAAGGTCGTTTGACTGCAGCAGGAACAGTAAACGTAGCAACTAATCTTTCAATTGCTGGAGACACTGGAACAGACACAGTTGATTTATTAACTGACACATTAACTGTTTCAGGTGGAGAAGGAATTGATGTTGCAGTAACAAACAACACAATTACAGTATCAGCAGAAGACGCAACTTCATCTAATAAAGGTGTTGCAAGTTTTGATGCCATAGACTTTACCGTAGCAGCAGGCGCAGTAACATTAAATGCTGAGCGTGTACAAGATATTGTTTCTTCACAAATTGTTGCTGGAGAAGGCATTGATGTATCATACGATGATACAGCAGGAACCCTAACAGTAGATGCAGAAATTGCAACAACTACAAATCGTGGTGTTGCTTCATTTGCAGACGCAGACTTTACTGTAACAGATGGCGCAGTAAGTATTAAAAATGTTAATCTTGCAACACAAACAACTGGTAACTATATTGCAACAATTGCTGGAACAGCAAATGAAATTACAGTTTCTGGTTCAGGATCAGAAAATTCAGCAGTAACAATTGGGCTTCCAGATGACGTAACAATTACTGGCAATCTTCTTGTGGGTGGCAACTTAAATGTTACAGGAACAGTTAACTCTGTAAATACAACCCAGGTAAACATTGTTGATAACAAGATTAATCTTAATACTAATTTTACTGGAGCACCAGTAGCAGACGCTGGAATTCGTGTAGAGCGAGGCAGCGAAACAGATGTTGAAATTCTATGGAACGAGTCCTCAGATAAATGGACAGTTACAAATGATGGAACTAACTATCATGCAATAACTAGAAAGTATGTCGAGACGTTAAACTCAGTAGCAACATCATACACAGTTACTCATAACTTGGGTTCAACTGATGTTTTAGTACAGGTTTCGCAAGCAGCTTCTCCATATGCTAAAGTTGAGACAGACGTAGAATTAACATCTGCATCTGCCGTAACTATTAAATTTGCAGTAGCACCTGCATCAGGAGAATACAAAGTAGTAGTAATAGGCTAAATAAAAAATGAAACTTAAGTCTTTATTAAACCTTCTAACGCTGGCAGAAAATCCATCTACAGCTTTAGAGGGTGACGTATACTTTAATATTTTAACAAAAAATATTAGAATATACAATGGAGATTTTTGGGTAGACATTACTCCACAAAGCGATGATCCAACCCCATTCTATATGCATACACACGCATACGATGGAGCAGTACACACAATAGATGTAGAAAATCCAATTACATTTAAAGATGTTAATACTACACAAAGTGTTTCAGAAAATATCCCAGTTGTTGTAGGTATTGATGGTGGTAGCCCAAGCGATCTAGTAGACGCACCTAGTTTTGAAAGACTGTCTTTGCTTCCTGGAGGGTTTTCAGATTCTCTGTATTCCCCTGAATCAGATAGTGTAATTCTTAACGGTGGAGATTCTATTAATGAGTATACATTAATAATAAATGGAGGAAGCTCAAGTGGTAGTTAGAATTCAATTAAGAAGAGACATAGAGTCTGACTGGGTTAGAGATAATCCAATATTGCTTGCTGGAGAAATTGCTATATCCTCAGATTTAAATAAATTTAAAATTGGAAACGGATCTAGGTGGAGTAGCACTTCATACTACAGCTCTCTTACCACTCAAGATTTAGAAAACACCTTGTCTTCATATGTGGAAGTTGGAGATGTTGGAAATGCAGGAGGCCCAGCAAAATTAGATATTGACGGAAACCTACTAATTCCAAAAGACAAAATTATTATAGAAGGCTCTACTGCAAACGATTATGAATTAACACTACAATCCCCAGATGTTGCATCAGACGTTACGGCAATACTACCTAGCGCATCAGGAACAATAGCTTTGTTATCACAAGTTCCCACTAACTATAATCAATTGGATGGTCTACCAACTTTATTTGATGGATCTTATAATAATTTAACAAATAAACCAACTTTATTCGATGGTTCTTATAATGCCTTAACTGGAAAACCAACATTATTTAATGGATCGTATAATGCTTTAACCGACAAGCCTTTTCTATTTAGCGGCTCTTATGTAGATTTAACCAATAAGCCCTCTTTGTTTAGCGGCTCTTATGTAGATTTAACTGACAAGCCTTCTTTGTTTAGCGGAGCATATAATGATCTTTCTGGCAAACCAACCATTCCAAATTTAACTGGATATGCAACTGAAACATACGTTGGAACTGCAATTTCAAACTTAATAGATGCAGCACCAGGTGCTTTAAATACTTTAAATGAAATAGCCGCAGCAATTAATGACGACGCATCGTACGCAGCAACAATAACCACAGAATTAACAGCAAAAGCTCCATTAGCCTCCCCAACATTTACTGGTACAGTTTCTGGTATAACAAAAACTATGGTTGGTCTTGGTAACGTTGATAACACAACCGATGCCCTTAAACCCATCTCAACAGCAACTCAAACAGCACTAGATGCTAAACTTGCTTCAGCAACAGCTGCTTCTACATATGCACCAATTGCTTCACCCACATTTACAGGCACAGTCTCTGGTGTTACAAAATCGATGGTTGGCTTAGGAAACGTAGATAACACCTCGGATGTAGAAAAGTTTTTAATTGTAATAAATTCTCAATCTTCTTCATACACACTACAAGGCTCAGATGCAAACAAAATGATAGAGATGACAGGAGTTAGCACTTTGACAATACCAAACGACTCTACCTATAATTTCCCTATTGGAACATATATTGAAGTATTACAAACTACATCAAATCAAGTTACTATTGCTGGAGACGGATTTACTCCAAATGCAACACCAGGTTTAAAATTAAGATCTCAATGGTCAAGCGCAAGTTTAATTAAAAGAGCAGCAAATTCTTGGGTAGTTTTGGGAGACCTAAAGGCGTGAGATTTTTAAGATCTTCAAAAATTAAAAAAAGAGTATCTATTCCAAATACTGTTGGAATGGTTAGAGCAGAAGCCTTATCATTACTAAATAGTTTAGGATTATCTGTTATAGAAAATAACTCAGCAACTTCAAATGAATCTTTGGGTGGAAAAATAATTGATCAGTCTATTGCAGAAAATTCAGTTGTTCCTGTAGGAACTCAAATAGAATACACATATGGATCTTTTAGCTTTACTCCATTTGGATTTACACCGTTTGGATTTACAGCACCACCAACAGATCCAGATCCACCTACGTATCAATTTGATACTCCAGCGGGGTTTTCTTTTACAGTACCTTATACTTTTAGCTTTGAACCTAATTGGTTTGAAGGTAAATCTGTAGGTGCAACAACTCTTATTAAATCAAAATATCCAGCAGGCTTAATATTGGCATATAATTTAAAAGTGGGAGACGTACTATATTCTGCTTCAATTGAAGGAGTTGATACATCTAATGATCAAATTTTAAATTACATAAATAACTGGACAGCAGAAGACGTAGTAATTGATACAGAAATAGAAACTACCATTGTTGCGATGGCAGCAAGAATTACAGATGGAGCTATTATTATTAATGAAAACAAATATTCTAAAGCGCACTGGATATTGATTAAAAACGATGAAGGAATAAAGTTTAAAAATGTTACTGATGTTTTGCAAACAGACCTAATATTTTCGCCAAATACAAATGACTGGAATCCAGTCAACCAATACATAGAGATAAATTCTAAAGAACTAGTAATATCTATAAATGTAGAGCCCTACGACGTATTCTTTACAGATAATGCCTTAGTCCATGATTCGTACAACGCATCTCTAGACCCCAATGCAATCAATTCATCGCAAGAAGATTTTTCAGATAAGCTTACACAAATGTATACAGAATGGCAAAATTTAATAAAAAAATAGGTGTGTCCTATAATAATAAATAGGATATAATATACCTACAAGTCATAATTTTGGAGCGTAGTAAAACAATGGCAACAAATTTTCCAAGTTCGATAGACTCATTAACAAATCCAAACTCAACGGATGCGTTATCTAGTCCATCTCACTCGCAACAACATACTAATGCTAATGATGCGATAGAGGCATTACAGGCAAAAGTTGGAGTTAATGGCTCTCAAGATGTAAACTCTTTAGACTATAAGGTAGCAGATGTAATTGCTCAATTGCAAGACATTGAAAACTCAACCTCAGCGGCAGAAGTTCTTTTAGGCCTAGAAGGAAACAATGACCTTACAGTTGCGGGAATTGAAAACAAAACAAAAGTAGATGAGTTTTCAAAAACAGCATACAGGACAGTTTCATACAAGCTTCAGATTTCAAAAGGAAGCGAATACGCAACATCAGATATTTTATTACTAAACGATGGAACAAATTTAAACGTAGTAGAATCAAATATTATATCTAACACAAGCAGTACTCTTGCTAATGTTACTTTTGAAGAAAATTCAGGTATAATAAGTTTAAACGTAGCACCAATAAGTGGATCTGTAACCGCTAGATATTACAGAACGTCTTTAAAGTCTTAAGACGGCAGGAGATAAAATGGCAACGGTAGTAAAAAACTTTAGAATCAAACAAGGCCTTGTAGTTGAAGGATCAACAGGAACAATCAATGGCCAAAACATACTTACAGAAACAGGCGGAGATGCTTACATTCTCAATCTTGTTGGTGGAACCAATCTTATAAACTCTGTTGAATCAACACAGATGGAAGTTATTGCTGGAGAACTTAATATTAAATCTGGCGTATTTGACGCATCAGGTTCAGCAGCAGCAGCACAGTCTGCAGCAATTTCAACAGCAGCAGCAGATGCAACATCAAAGGCTAACGCAGCCCAATCTGCAGCAACTACAGCAGCAGCAACAGATGCTACTACAAAAGTAGCAGCAGAAGCAGCACTTAGAGTATCAGGCGACGCAGCCTCAGTAGCAACCGCAGCAGCAGATGCTACTACAAAAGCCAACGCAGCTCAGTCAGCAGCAACTACTGCAGCAGCATCAGACGCTACTACAAAA